GAGGCCGAGGCTGCCACGATCGACGAGTCGGACCCCGGCTTCGGCAAGACCACGCTCAAGGCCTACAAGTACGCCTTCATCGTGCAGGTCTCGCAGGAGTTCCTGGCCGACAGCAACATCGACGTCATTGGCTTCCTCGGCCAGCAGGCTGGCAACGCCATTGGCTACGCCGTGAACGACAAGCTCACGCTGGGCACCGGCACGGTGGAGCCGACCGGCATCGCGGTGGCTGCGGCTGCTGGCGTCACCGGTGGCACCGCGACCGCGACTGCGGGCACGGGTCACTTCACCGCCGACAACCTCATCGACCTCGTCTACTCGCTGGACGGTGCGGCTCGCCGCCTGCCCGGCTTCGGGGTCATGGCGAACGGCTCGAGCATCGGCGCGATGCGCAAGCTGAAGACGTCGTCTGGCGACTACGTCTTCGTGCCGACGATTCAGCCGGGTCAGCCCGACACCATCCTCGGCTACCCGCTCATTGAGAACCCGGCGCTCGCGTCGGTCGGCTCCGGTGCGCGCAGCGTGCTGGCTGGTCACTTCCCGTCCTACATGGCTCGCACCGTGGGCGGCATCGACGTGGCCCGCTCGGATGACTTCGCCTTCAACACCGGGCAGGTCACGCTCCGCTTCCAGATCCGCGTTGACGGCAACCTGCCGCAGACGTCGCACGTCAAGCGCTTCACCGGCGGCACCGCCTAGTCACTAGGCACCTAGACGTGGATGGCCCCGCCTTTGCGCAGGGGGGCGGGGCCATCCACACCCCCTGCGCACACCTAGGAGAAACGGTGGCCCATGCCACGAAAGCCAAAAGAACCAGTAACGCGGCACGTTCTGGGAACCCCGCTCGACGTGCCGCCACCCGAGAGGGAGCAGCTGCTCCGGCTGGGGCTCCTTCGCGAAGAGCCATCGTCTTCGCGTCCAACAGCCCCTGGGTCAGCACGGGCTACGGCGAGCAAACGCAGCAAGTCACCCGGCGCCTCAAGCAAGCGGGCCACCAAGTAGCCATCGCCTCCAATTACGGGCTCGAGGGCTCCACCATGGAGTGGGAAGGCCTGCCCGTCTACCCACGCGGCCTGGACGTCTACTCCAACGACGTCATCCCGGCCTATGCGATGGACTTTGGCCGGCCGACTGGGCAGCAGGCCGTCGTCATCACACTGTTCGACTGCTGGGTTTTCAAGGGCGCTGGCTGGGACGTGCTTGAGCGCATCGCCTCCTGGGTGCCCATTGATCACTTTCCCGCGCCAGCACCCGTGATTCAGTGGCTTGCTCGCCCGAATGTCACCCCGATTGCCATGTCGCAGTTCGGGCTAGACGCCATTGAGCGCCACGACATCGAAGCGCTTTATGTCCCGCACGCCATCGACACCAAGGTTTTCAAGCCGACGGAGTTGATGCAGGGCAGCGACGGTGACGTGCCGGCCCGCAGGTGGATGGGCATCCCCGAGGACGCTTTCGTCATCGGGATGGTCAGCGCCAACAAGGGAAGCGTCGACCGCAAGTCCTTCGCCGAGTCATTCCTCGCGGCTGGCATGTTCATGCAGCAGCACGACGACGTCTGGCTCTACCTGCACACCGAGCCCAGCCCGGCCATGTCCGGCCTTGACTTGCGGGCGCTACTTTCCGCGACAGGCGTCCCGATGGACCGAGTGACCTTCGCTGACTCCTACTCCTACCGCATGGGCATCCCCAAGGAAGCCCTTGCCAGCATTTACACGGGCATGGACGTGCTGCTTCAGCCCAGCCGAGGCGAAGGCTTCGGCATCCCCGCCGTTGAGGCCCAGGCGTGCGGCACCCCAGTCATCGTGTCCAACGCCACCGCGCAGCCTGAGCTCGTCGGCGACGGCTGGCTCTGCGACGTGCAGCCCGCCTGGGACGTCGCCCAAGGCTGCTGGTTCTTCACGCCGCTGGTGCCCAGCATCGTCGACAACCTCGAAGCCGCCTACGCGCGAGGCCGAGGCCGCTCCCAGCAGGCCATCAACTTCGCCGCGAACTACGACGCCGACGTCGTGTTCGACAAGTATTGGCGGCCGGCGCTAGACGTGATCCTATGACCGCCGTCATCACCGGCGGCCTCGGCTTTATCGGCTCGCACCTAGTCGACCGCTGCCTAGATGAGGGCATGGACGTCCTGATCATTGACGACTGTCGCTCGAGCAAGCAGCGCAGCACCGAGCTGTGGCCGAGTGATAGCCGCGTCAAGGTGCTGCTCGCGGATTGCCGCGACGTCGTCTTGCCAGTCAGAGCCGAGGTGGTGTTCCACCTGGCGTCCCCGGTTGGGCCTGTCGGGGTACTGAGTCGGGCTGGCTACATCACGCCCGAGGTTGTCGACGGCTCACGCGCGGCTGCCCGGTGGGCTGTCCGCGACGGCGCCCCCATGATCGACGTGTCTACTTCTGAGATCTACGGCGGCGGCGACCAAGGCCTCTGCGCCGAAACCATGCCCCGGATCGTTGAGCCTGGGGCTTGGGCGCGGCTGGAGTACCAGACGGCGAAGTTGGCTGCCGAGGTGATGCTGCTCAACATGCCCGAATTGGACGTGCGCATCATTCGCCCGTTCAATGTTGCGGGCCCGCGCCAGTCCCCCGCCGGCGGCTTCGTGCTGCCTCGCATGGTGCAGCAGGCGCTCACCGGCCAGCCGCTCACCGTCTACACGCCGGGCACGCAGCGCCGGGCACTCACTCACGTCCTTGACATTGTTGACGGGATTTGGCTGGCCTGGCGCAAGGGCGAGGCGAACCGTGACTACAACCTCGGCAACCCTGGCAATACCTGCTCGATGATGGCTTTGGCGCATGAGGTTGCCGACTATGTCGGCGGCGCTGACGTCCGGGTGGTTGACCCAGTGGGCCTGCACGGGGAGCAGTTCCGCGAGGCGGCGGAGAAGTTCCCTGACGCTACTCGGGCGATGACTGAACTGGGCTGGCATCCGAGCCGGTCGCGCCGCGACATCATCGCTGACACCGTGGAATGGTCGCGTTGATCCCTGTCCTCGGGGTGCCTGTGCTCAACCGCGCAGACCTGGCCGAGCGGATGCTGGACTCGGTTGACGTGGATGCGGCCGAAACCCTGGTCATCTTGAACGGCAACTCGGACGAGACCCGCAGCTGCCTCGAGGGCCGCCACGTCGCCTACGTTGACCCTGGCTGCAATCTCGGGGTGGCGGCCTCATGGAACTTCATCATTCGGGCTCGGCCTGCCGCTCCTTGGTGGCTGATCGTGAACGCCGACATTGAGTTCGGTGCTGGCGACCTTGGGCGCCTGGTCGACGTGATGCGGGACCCGGCTGCGAGGGTCGCGTGCCTTTATGACTTTGGCGCCTTCGCCATCAACCAGGCCGCGGTCGACACGGTTGGCTGGTTCGACGAGAACTTTCACCCGATTTATTTCGAGGACAACGACTACCGGCGGCGCTGCGCTTTGGCTGGCGTCCCGGTCAGGTCGCTACTCAGCCGCACCCGCCACGACAATTCCTCAACGATTGCCAGCGGCTACGCCCGCCACAACGAGCGCACCTTCCCCCGCAACCTCGACTACTACGTCGAAAAATGGGGAGGGCCGCCTAACCAAGAGACCGTGACGGCCCCTAGAACGCCCGTGCTGGACCGTAGGCGGCTTGTCGATAACGCCTGGACATAGGAGAACCCCGTGGCGATTTCCAACGGCTACGCGAGCCTCAGCCAGATCAAGTCTGCGCTGCGCATCGCCTCCGGCGACGCCACCGACGACGCCCTCCTTGAGATGGCCGTCGAGTCCGCCTCGCGCCTGATTGACGCCTACTGCGGCAGGAACTTCATCAACGCCGGCACCGTCACCCGCTACTACTCCACCGAAAACCCTTACGTCGTGCAGATTGACGACGCCCGCGCCATCTCGCAGGTGCAGACGTCCACCAGCCTCGATGGCGTCTTCGACACGACCTGGACGATTGGCACGGCCGGCGGGCAGGGCGACGCCCAGCCCGAGCCCATCAACGACTACCTCGGCGGCGTCGTCTGGCCCTACACCCGCATCCGGGCCATCGGCGACTACACCTTCCCGACCGGGCCCGAAAACTCCATCAAGGTAACTGCCGTCTTCGGCTGGCCCAACATTCCGGTCA